TAGATTTGAGAAGTATAATGGCAACATCAAAGATACACAGGTTAAGAATTACATCGTGCAAGGCACTGGTGCTGATTTAATGGCACTGGCTAGAGTGAGCTTCTACAACAGAATTAAGCGACTTGAGCTAAAAGAATGCTTATTAGTCAACACTGTGCACGATTCAATCGTTGTTGACATAAACGAAAAAGTATGCGATAATAAGGTGGTAGCTAGAACAATGCACGAAGTTTTTGACGACTTACCAAAGAACTTTGAGAAGCTATTTTTAACTCCATTTAATGTTCCTATGGAGTGTGAAGTGTTACAGGGACAGGATTGGGAAAATATGGTAGAAATTAAAAAGGAAGAGATATGCTAATTGAAATTGTAGATGTAGTAAGAGAAGAAATACCGAGTAAGAATGGTAAAGGCACTTATGGTCAGCTTACTGTCTCTTATCGTAGTAATGGTAAGATTGCAGAAAAGAAACTTATTTCATTCTCAAATCCTGCTGTATTCAAGGCTATTGAGAAGTTGACAAAAGGTGCTTCAGTTGATGTAACCACAGTCAAGAATGACAAAGGTTATTGGGATTGGACAGCAGTTAATGAAGGAGGAGCAGCTCAAGTGGCAACACAATCTAACACAGCATCCGCTAACACACGGGTGACAGGGAGTAATTATGAAACCAAAGAGGAACGTGCAATTCGACAAAGATATATTATTCGCCAGAGTTCTATTAGTAGCGCAGTGGATAGTTTGGCTGTTGGTGCTAAGTCCCCTCTTAATCCTGCTGATGTTATCGCTGTAGCTAAGAAATATGAGGAATATGTTTTTGAACAGCCTAATGCAGAAGAATTGCTTGACAGTTTAGGCTTGGATGACGTTCCTTTATAACATGAGGGGGAAACCCCTCTTTTTTAACACTATGAAGAAACTAGACTGGATTAGAATTATTGAGATAATCACTTGCTTTCATATCATAGTTAATGTATGGAGACACTGGTAATGAAGAAAACGATTTTAGCAGGGATGGCATTACTTAGTAGTATCGCAGTAGGAGCACCAACGTATGCAAAGGCTCTTGTTTACAAATACAATGACACTGTAAGCATTTATATAACATCACTACCTTGTGGGATTGATAAGTATAAAGAACAATTCCCTTATGCTGCAAAAGCGATTAAGACAATAAATGGCAAGAAGGATGGGCTGTTAGGATGTTTTACAGGGAAAGATAATGTAGTGATTATCCAATGGCAAGATATTAATGGAAAGCCGTCTGACCAAACTGTTCTACCGACAGACGAATTTCAAACAGTAGAGGAGACAATTTGATAGCACTGATAGACATGGACTTAGTGTGCTATAGATGTGCAGCAAGTGCTGAACAAGATGATGTTGGTATAGCAATCTATCGTATGAATGAGTTGTTAGACCAAATATTAGCAAAGACAGAGGCTACTGCATATCGTGCTTTCTTAACTGGTAAGAAGAACTTCCGTAAAGAGATTTACCCTGAGTATAAGGCAAATCGTAAACAACCAAAACCTCGCCACTTAGCAGAATGCAGAGAATACGCCTGTGAACAAATGAGTGCTGAGATTACGGAACACGACTTAGAAGCAGATGATTATTTAGGCATACACCAAACTGATGAAACAATTATATGCTCCCTTGACAAAGACTTGCTACAGATTGCAGGGAAGCATTTTAGATGGGAAATCAATGGTGCAGGATGGACAAAACCTGATACATTCATAGACCAGTCAGAGATTGAAGGATTGAGACTATTCTATGAACAATGCTTAAAAGGCGACTCTTCTGACAATGTTAAAGGCGTAGCAAAGATTGGTGAAGCAAAGGCGAAGAAACTATTAGCAGACTGCAAGACAGAGAAAGAGATGTTAGATGTGGTGTTAAGTAAGTATGACCACGAAGAAGAATTCCTGTTAAATGCACAATGCTTATGGATATTGCGTAACTTTGATGAATACTACCCTGAGAGATTTGAAAGGATAAAAGATGAAAATATCAGTTAATCTTAATTATGATGACCAACGAAAATTAACGATTAAGTTTTTGAAAGAATCTTTAGAACTTGGAATGAGATTCGGAGCTGACCCACAGGAGATTAAGGCTTACTTGTATGTCCTGTCTGACCATATGTATATTGGAGATTTTAAAAAATATGCCAAAAAGAAAGACCTCGAAAAGTATTGCGAAGAAATCTACAAAAAATACGACTACATGGACAGAGGGGAGAATGAATACCTTTCTGAGAAGTTTGATTCGGAGTGGCTTTAGGAAATATCCACCAAAATATGAAGTGTTAAAAGCAGCATTATGGGGTAAAAAACTTAATGCTAAAACAGGAAGACAGTGCTATCATTACACTTGTGCTGTATGTAAGAAAGAGCATCCAAGCAGTGAAGTTAATGTTGACCATATAGAACCAGTGATTAATCCTGCTAAAGGGTTCGAGAATTGGGATGTTTACATTAAACGGATGTTCTGCCCTAAAGAGAATTTACAAGTGCTGTGTAGCGAATGTCATGATGAAAAGACGAAAGATGAAAGGAAGCAACGTGCACCTAAATAATGACAATAGGTTCGACATTGATTTGTCTTATGGTCAAATTTATGAGCAGCAAATTGCTGATATGTTTCAAAACAAAACAATAGAAGTTAAGTCTGAAAGAGATTTATGGAAGAAAACAAATAACATTGTAATTGAATTTGAATCAAGAGGGAAGCCAAGTGGTATTTCTACTACAAAAGCAGATTACTGGTTTCACAACTTAGTGGATGATGGAGAGATTGTATCTACACTTGTTTTTCCTGTAAATGTTTTAAAAAGATATATTGCAGGTAATTCTTTAAGAGTAGTAAAAGGTGGAGACGATTTAACATCAAAACTTTACTTAATTAATTTATCAACATTATACAAGGACTTATAAAATGGCAACAAAGAATGATATAACTGGCGATAGCATTATATCGAAAGCACCTTCTAAACAATATGAGGACAATTTTGACGCTATATTTCGTAAGAAAGGAAATCCTTGCGATATTTGTGGTAAAGACTTAGACACTACAAAAGAATGTGCATGGACTTCCTGCCCTTTAAATTGGGATGAAAATAGAGTGGATATAATTGGTCAGAATGGGAATGTTGGATATGAGTAAACGAATAATTGTAATACCTGATAGTCAAATCAGACCTGAAGATGACTTTGAGTTCTTGTCATTCATTGGGCAATACATTGTAGATATGCAACCTGACATTATTGTTCACTTGGGTGACTTTGCAGATATGCCGTCTCTATCTCAGCATGACAAAGCTGGTAGTAAGAGTATGGAAGGTATGCGCTACAAGGCAGATATACAAGCCTCTAAAGATGCTATGGCTATACTGCTAGAGCCTATTAAAGAGTTGCAGAAACGTCAAAAGCTGAACAAGCATAAAGTGTGGAAACCTGATATGATTATGCTGTATGGTAATCATGAATACCGTATCAACCGTGCAATACAGAATGACCCTAAACTTGAGGGGTTAATTAGCCTAGAGGACTTAGAGTATGAGAAATTCGGTTGGAAAACTGTTCCTTTCTTGCAACCTATTAATATTGAAGGTGTTATGTTTTGCCATTATTTTGTTTCTGGTGTCATGGGCAACCCTTGCACTACTGCTAGAAGCATTCTTAACAAGCACCATCAAAGTTGCATTGCTGGGCATCAACAAGGCAGAGACATTGCTTTCGGAAGGCGAGCAGATGGCACAGAAATGACAGCCATGATTGTGGGCTCTGGGTATGAGCATGACGAGAAATACCTAAACTCACAAACAAATAACCATTGGAGAGGCATTGTTGTATTAAATGAAGTTGAAGATGGACATTTTGATGAAATTATGGTATCATTAAAGTATCTGCGTAAGAAATATGGCAGTAAACAAAAACTTCAACTTGTAGCATAGGAGGTAGGATGTATCCGGGATTAGACAGAGAAAAAACAGCTTCAGAACAGCAAGTAGGTGGAAATCATTACAAAAAGTTTGCAATACAGCCTGCTTATTTTTGCTGGAAAAACAACTTACCATATTTAGAAGCTACAGCAATTAAATACCTTTGCCGTTGGAAGGATAAAGGTGGTGTGCAAGACCTCGATAAAGCAATACACTTTATTGAGTTAATTAAGGAATTTGAACGTGAACCTGACAATTCCTGAGTTAAAAGAAAAGATTATCGAGCAAATTGATGAAGTAACATTGATTGATTTACTCGGAATTACCACAGAGGATTTAGTAATTGCTTTTATTGACAAAATAGAGGATAAATATGACCTCCTTTGTGTTGAACTGGAATGATTGGTTTCCCCCAATCAATTTGTATAACTTCCCAAGAAAAGAAAGAATGAGTATGGACATTAGTCAAAAGATATTATCTGATATTACAATTTTTAACAAGTATGCCAAGTATGTGCCTGAAGTGCAGCGTAGAGAGACTTGGGAGGAACTCGTAGAACGTAACATGGCAATGCACATCCGTAAATATCCACAAATTAAAGAGGAGATTAAAAGTGTTTACTCTTATGTATTTAAGCGTCAAGTCCTTCCTTCTATGCGTAGTTTGCAATTTGGCGGCACTCCTATTGAACTTAGTAACAATCGTATGTTTAATTGTGCTTTCTCCGCTGTTGACCACCCAGCCGTCTTTAGTGAGACGATGTTTAATCTTCTTGGAGGAAGTGGAGTGGGTTTCAGTGTACAGAAACGCCATGTTGAACAGCTACCATCAATTATCGGACCATCTAATAAGCAAAGGCGTTTCCTTGTAGGTGACAGCATAGAGGGGTGGGCAGATGCAGTTAAAGTTCTTATCAAAGCATATACATTGGGCAAATCTGACCCTGTATTTGATTTTAGGGATATTAGACCTAAAGGTGCTAGACTTATTACTTCAGGGGGTAAAGCTCCCGGACCTGACCCTTTACGCATTTGCCTTGACAAACTGCGGAGTGTTCTTAATAATGCTATTGGGCGAAAGCTCAAGCCGATTGAAGTCCATGATATGGTATGTCACATTGCTGATGCTGTTCTATCTGGTGGCATTCGTCGTGCTGCTCTGATTAGTTTGTTTGACGCAGATGACTATGATATGCTGTCAGCCAAAGCTGGTGCATGGTGGGAAGAAAACCCACAACGAGGTCGTGCTAATAATAGTGTTGTATTACACCGCCTTGAAACTACAGAAGAGGAGTTCTTTAAGGTGTGGCAGCGTGTAAAGGAATCAGGTGCTGGTGAGCCGGGAATCTTTTGGACAAACGACTATGATGTAGGCACTAACCCTTGTGCTGAGATTAGTCTGAATAGCAACCAATACTGTAATTTAGTAGAAGTTAATGTTTCAGACGTAACAACACAAGAGGAATTAAACAATCGTGTCAAGGCTGCTACATTTATTGGTACTCTGCAAGCAGGATATACAGACTTCCATTATTTGCGGACAGTGTGGCGAGACACTACAGAGAAAGAGGCACTATTAGGTGTTTCTATGACCGGCATTGCTTCTGGTGGTGTGTTGAAGTTGGACTTGAAAGAGGCTGCTGAATTAACTAAGGAGGAAAATAAACGTGTTGCTGATATTATCGGCATTAATAGTTCTGCTCGTATCACTACCGTTAAGCCTGCTGGTACTACGTCTCTCGTTTTGGGAAGCTCTAGTGGCATACATGCTTGGCATAATGATTTCTACATTCGTCGTATGCGTGTTGGAAAGAATGAACCTCTTTACGCTTACATGACAGAGAAAGTGCCAGCTCTGATTGAGGACTGTCATTTCAAACCTCACTTAGAAGCAGTGATGAGTTTCCCTCAGAAAGCTCCAGATGGTGCATTGTTACGAACAGAGAGTTATCAGGACTTACTAGAACGAGTAAAACGTTTTAATCTGGAATGGGTAAAAGGTGGGCATAATTATGGAGACAACCAGCATAATGTTTCTTGCACCATTTCTTTAAAAGAAGATGAATGGGAAGGATGTGGACAGTGGATGTGGGAAAACCGCAACGACTACACTGGTATTTCTGTTCTCCCATACGATGGTGGCACATATATTCAAGCACCATTTGAAGATTGCACCGAAGAGAAGTTTAATGAGTTGTTTAAACACCTAGCAGAGATTGATTT